TCAATACTTCGTTTTCAAGGAATGATAATACTCTTTCACAGTATTCCGTATCCAAAGCTATATTTTCAAAATCGTAATTTAACAGAATGAAATGCCCCGCTGTTTCGGCATCACGCAGCCATCCTGTGCAATGCTCAGGAGCTGCCGCCAATAGCCGCGCCATATTCTCGGCGGATACTTGGTCATCGTTTACACTGGCAATAAATAGCGCGGGACGTTCGCCAATGTTTTCAACTTGTTTTATGGGTACAAGTTCATTTACCTTGTCGCCAAAAATAAACCGTAAAGACAAGTGGATAAACGGCCTTTCAATCGCGCATATAAAGCTCGGAATATGATAGTTCGCATGGTGTCTACCACAACATCTTCAAAACTTGAATAGGCAGACGCGGCAATCTGACCATCTATATCTTCTAATTGCCCGAAAGCGTTTATCGCTATAGCTCCTCCCATTATACTCACCGCCTCACTCTGAAACATCATGTTATTTTCCCGGAACTCTATGACACTCGTCCAAATACTTATGCGCAAATGATATAAGTGTCAAAATATCCAAAGCCTTTACCTCATCTGTCTTCCAGTTTATCTTAGGTGTATGCGCCGCTGGATTTCTCACCAAATGAAATATTGCTTCTAATAGTTCCTTTAGTCCTATAAACTCACTAATTTCACTATCTGTTTGCAATGCATTTATAAACAGATATGGGTCATTCTTAGAAAAGGCTTTCTGAAATAACGCACCACCATCTGTTGTCAGTCCAGTAATTTGTCGAACTCTTTCAGCTAATCCTTTTGCAGCTTCAAAGACTGCATCATAATAATCTTCTCGCAGATAGTCCTTTATACAATATTTCTCTACTTCGTGATGGATTGTCCTATTGTATAACTGACTTCTCAAATGATTGACACGTCTATCAACCTCGTCAAGAGTGTTTGCCCTTGCAGTCTCAGTAATCACACCACTTTTTTCAACAGACAATCCTACCAACAATAAAACCTTGTTTATTTCCTCGAAAAGAAATGAATATTTTTCTCTTCTCTCAAGGCTTGTATACGCTACTGGATCTAAAGCCTTTTGAATAAAACTAAAAATCCTGTTGAAAGAATGATGTGCATTTATTTCATTGGCAAAGCAGTTATAAAGCCAATCTCTCTTATTAAGACCTATTGTATATGTATACCCATTATTTGAATGTCCATCTTCAGCTAACTGAATCTGACATTGTTGCAATAATCGTGTTAGCTCCGTTTTTGTTAAACCACTATTTGAATCAGCTAAAACATCACAAACCGCTTTTAACTGCTGCTCATTTAAAATTTTTGCCTTCATTCTATCACCTGCATCTTATACTTCTGTTGCCCCGAAGTAGTCTGCTCAATTGACTGTATTTGTATTTTTTCGGAAATGCAAAACTTGTAAAAACCATTTAAAACATCATCATATATATAACATAGATTCGCACTCCTTTCGCCCTTTCTATATCAATCCATTTCAATTAAACGCCCTTTAATCTCTATAACATTTACATCATCAAAATCATAATGAAAAATCGATGCAATAATAATTTGATGATCTGCAAAGTCCCTTTTCAAAATGTCCATCATAAGTTTGACATTGGACTGATCTACCTCTTTTCCACTCGGTGAATCAAGGATAATTGGTAGCTTAATTTTAAGAACCTTCTCTATTGCAATAATGTACGCAAGTCTAAATGCAAAAGCAGTCTTGTGCAGAACCGCACCTGACAGTTCCTTCAAATTAGAGGTAAAAAGATAAGTCAGGGGTATAGAGTCTTTATCCCCTAGCCCCAATTCCGTCGCATATTGTATTATGTCTTGTGAAATCGCCGTAGTCACATTGTTGTTACTTTTGGTAATTCTACTGATTTCATCTCGAACAGACTTCACTTCTTTTTCTAATCTCTTAATTTCTTGCTTAATTGCAATTGGATTCATAGGCATTCTTGATATCCTTTTATCAAACACTTCTAACTGACTAGCCGACCTATAAAACTCCAACTGTTCATATTCTTTATTTTTTTCTTTTTCGAGATTTTCAATTTTACTGGATATTGATGCAAATTCAGCAGAAACAAACTTCCGCTTTGTTATTAATAAATCTATAGCATCATTCAATCCAACAATATTGTCCTCTGTCACAGGAAAGGTAACCCCTTCAGGAGATTGAACAAGCAGCTTCATCTCAACAACAAATTTTCTAAAGCGTTTATTATCAGACAATGTGCTGTCAATTCTTCGTAATTCGGTCTTCAGTCTGCCTTGTTGCAAGAGCAGTTGATTAAGCGCAGCATCTGTTTCTTCCTCGTAACCATCAAAAACAAGCTCGCCAGCAGTTTCTTCTAACGTTTCTTTATACTGTGCAACACTAAACATCTGACGGTACTTTACTAGTTCTTTTGATAACTGTGACTCTTGTTTGATCAGTGCTGAGCAATCAATTCCAGAAAGACCACGGATTAATTCTTCGATATTAAAATGAATACTGCCAATTACGACACCACGGTTTAATAGAGTCCACCCTTTCTCCTGATCAACATAAAATGCCCCCAAAAGATTATTGAGAATATCTGCATTATCTGTTCCAAACACCATTTTATGTAGTTCATTCTGCTGTTCGGGCAGTACAAAAGTCTGCTTTTGGGAGTCTATGGTTGTTTCAACTGAAATATCGCTATCTCTAAACACCGAAATTCTGCCACTTGCCTCGCACTCAATGACTAACTCAACTTCACATTGATTGAACTTTATTTTTCGCGTATTTGGTATGTTGTATCCGAGAGCATACAGCATAAAACGCAAAAGAGTAGTTTTTCCGCAGCTATTTTGGGCACTGTGAATTAGATTTACATCTTCCTCAAAAATAATTGTTCGTTCAAAAAGACCCTCTTTTAATCTAATTGATTTAAATATCACAGTTTCACCCCCTTTTTGATTCTGTCGATTGTAATCCTGTTACGAACTATATTATAAAGAACTATTTGTATTAGCCCCTTTTTTGTTTCATCATCAATGCTGCCCATTTCAAATTCAGAAAGATAATTCTTCCACTGGTTAATAGCAAAATCCAAGCATTTCTCTGCTGGCTTTCTAGAACTCTTATATTCATTGTAGTCACAGAGAACCTTAATAAAAAATTCACATCGCTCGCAGCACGATTCAATCGTATCTTTATATTGATGAACAATCTCATCATAAGCACTTGAATCAAAAATATTCGCAAAGGTGTCATCACATCGCTCAACATCAGTCGCTATAAGCATTATAGGCCAAATCACGTCTTTTTTCCCTAGTTGAATTGCGGCATCTTTTTTTGTTCCATTTTTAAAGACTTCTTCATGCCAAATACTAAGTAACTTTTTTCCTAAACCGGGATGATTCAAATTTAAATCACCAATGAAATCGTCAATAGCCTGCTTAACCATTTTATAACGTTCAATATCATTATCAGTTTCAAACGGTAGCACTTGAATCATGAATTTATCAGTGCTCAACGGTTGATTAATACCACTCAAATAACCTTCAATCAGCTTTTGCGATGAAATTGGCAAGGACGAAAAGCCACGATGGGAAACACCTAAAAATAAATTTTGAGAAGCAGCTTCATTCAATGGATTCGGCGAGTTTGTAATCATAATCAATTGATGCGCATTAACTTTATTATTGCCTTCGGATAGGGAGGACAGAGACTTTTTCAAGTTTTTACGAACATTTCTGAAATCTGTACTACTCTGTTCAACCGCTTTTGCCTGAGCCAAAATATATTGATTATTTTCCAACTCAAGTGATATATCTTCATAATTTCCTTCTAAGCGCAGTGATTTTAAATCTTCAATATTCTCAATCATGAGCACAATCGCTGCATTTACTTGAAAATCAAATCCAAACATAACAGCATTAGCGCGCTTGCTTTTTGACATCAGAAACCTCCTTACTGTCTCACGAATGACTATTTATCATTTTTTGAATGCAGCCTATACTTCTGCTGGCCAGAAGTCGTCTTTTCAATTGGCTGCATCTTACCAGTGTGCCTATTGACATGGTTAAGAAAGAGCGTACCAAGCAACAATCTATCCTTACGTGGTATCCTGTTCCATTCATACCCTTTGAATAATTCCTTCACGAGAAAGACTTCACCTTCATTTAGATTTTCAGTTTCCTTCAGTGCTAATTCTAATAATTCATTGACATCGTACATGTCCATCCTCCTGACAAACGCAACAACAACGTTGTTAATAATACTATTATACTTATTTCTGTGATTTTGTCAATCTTACCACGCAAAAACAGCCCCATCCACAAGCTACCAAATAGCCATGAATGGGGCAGACCTTTTACTAATTACACTTCAACTTCCAGTCCCGATTTAAAAGTGACAATCAACTTATCTTCGTTCACAACAACACTCTCAACCAACTGCCTCACAAGTTTATCCTCATACTCAACTATCTTGCTACGTTTCTCCTACAGAAAATCAGTCATTTCGGTAATTCGCTGCCTCTTTGCTTGCTGTTCAGCATTATATTCCAGCGTTTCCTGTTTGAGTTCCCGGAGCCGATATATTTCATTGACTGTCGTATCGTAATCCTCGGATGAGTTTGCCTTTCCAATTAACTCATCCTGCAATTCTTTAAGCTGCCCTTCAATGTTCGCTATATTCCCATCGAAGTCATCGCCAATCACCGCTGTTATGTTCTTCATCAGAACATCCATAAAATCATCCTTGCCTGTGATTATCTGATTTATTGCTTTCACTACTGAATCCTGCAAATCCGTCTCCGATATGGTGCGTGATTTGCAATTAGAATCTTTCTCCTCCAGTCTGCTGACACATCGCCAGACAATAGATTTCTTACCTCTATTGTTCCAATGCACTCGGCGATAAATATCACCACACTCGCCGCAAAATACAATACTTGAAAGTGCATATCTGGAACTGTAAACCCGCTTATTTCCATTTCCTGTCCGTAGGTTAGCTCGACGAGCAATTTCTTCCTGCACCTGCATATACAACTCTCTCGGAATAATGGCTTCATGAGAATTTTCTACATAATATTGTGGAACAATGCCGTTGTTGACCACTCGTTTCTTGGAAAGGAAGTCGACCGTGTATGTCTTTTGGAGCAAGGCATCGCCAATATATTTTTCATTCTGAAGAATTTTCTTAACCGACTCTGGTCTCCACCTCGGCTTATTAACTGCCGTCAGTATACCATCTGCCTCCAAACCTCTGCCAATCTGCAGAAGGCTTGCTCCCTCCAAATATTCTCGGTAAATCCGCTTTATAATCTCCGCTTCCTCTGGAACAATCACCAACTTTTTATTCTCATCCTTAGTGTATCCCATGAAGCGATTGTGGTTTATCTGCATCTGCCCTTTTTGAAAACGGAAAGCAATACCCATTTTTACGTTTTGACTGGTGGAGCGTGATTCCTCTTGAGCAATGGATGCCATAATGGTCAGCATTAATTCACCCTTACTATCAGTGGAAATAATGTTTTCTTTCTCGAAAAACACCGGAATATTCTTTTCTTTGAGCTGCCTTGTATAATTCAAAGTATCAAGGGTATTTCTCGCAAATCTGCTCACTGACTTGGTTATTACATAGTCGATTTTACCAGCCATACAATCTTCAATCAGACGGTTGAAGTCTGTTCTTTTCCTTGTGGTAACACCGCTGGTAGCCTCGTCTGCATATATGCCAGCGAACTCCCATTCTGGATTCTGTTGGATATGGCTCGTGTAATGGCTAACCTGCGCTTCATAGCTCGTAAGCTGTTCTTCATCATCGGTTGATACTCTGCAATATGCTGCTACTTTTAATTTCTCCCTGACCGCGCCACTCACAGCAGCTCCAGTTCGTGATGACACCCCGATATGCACATCAAAACCAAGTCCCGGAATATGAAGCACATCCTGCTCCCGCAAATATACCCTGCCATAATCTTTGAAGTTCGGGTTCTCATCACTGTACCGATTGTAGATATAGTAAAGCCGCCCATGTTCATCTCTGTCTACCTCCATCTTATCCGGCAATAGCGGATATAGCGAAAGTACCCTGCCATTCCCATCCCTGATAATCTGTGCATAGGCATTTCCAAAAATGAGAAGG